GCAGGTTCTCAACCTTATCGAGTATGGTTCACCATCTGTAGACAGTCTCTTTGACGAGGAGGATGGCTTCGTAGCAAACGCAGTTGCAAAGGATGACGCATCTGATGCCGCTATGTTTGATGACGATGACACCACTTCGGAAAACAAAGATGCCGAAGGGGACTTTTGAGGAAAGGGTCATTGCTGACCTAGATGATCGTGGTGTTTCATATCAGTACGAGCCAGACAAGATGGCCTACTATGTGGAACGCCACTACATCCCTGACTTAGCAGTCGGTAAGATGATAGTAGAGTTGAAGGGATACTTCAGGCAGGATAGCCAGCGTAAGATGAAGGCTATCAAGGCACAGTATCCTGACCTAGATGTACGCTTTGTATTTCAGAAGGCAAGCTCTACTATTCAGGGTGCTAAGAAGAGGAAGGATGGCAGTAAGATGACCTGTGCAGAGTGGGCAGACCGACAAGGTTTTGTCTGGGCAGAAGGAACTATACCAGAGGAGTGGCTATCATGAGCCTAATGGAGATCAGTGAAGAGTTTATCTCAGAGGTTGATATCAATACAGAGATGAACGAGAAGGGTATCAGTGTGTCGATCTACATTGATGCTGAAGAGTTTCACAGTCAGATTGATTGGCGAGACATTGGGTTAGATATCGCAGAGGATGTAGATACCTACCCTAACCCAGTAACCAAAGCTATAGCAAAGAAGATGCGTATCGTATCTGACTACTTGCTAGAGAGTATCGCCAATGGAAGATAGCAGTGAGTTTATCAGGCATGTAGCCTGTCCTCACTGTGGCAGTAGTGATGCCAATGCAATGTATGCAGACGGTAAACACTACTGCTTCTCTTGCCAGACGCTGACGCCAGCAGACAATGAAGGAGTGATTGCAGTGACAACACCGAAGAGTAACCATAGCTTCCTGCCGATTGAGGTAGGCGCATTGGGTAAACGAAAGATCAACGAGAAGACAACCAAGCACTGGCAGTATGGCCTAGCTACCTTCAATGGTACTAAGGTACAAGTAGCCAACTACTACGACAGGCAGGGTACACTGCAAGCGCAGAAGGTACGCTTCCCTAACAAAGACTTCACAGTCATTGGGGACATCAAGAAGATTAACCTGTATGGTGAACACCTAGCACGAGACAGAGGCAAGATGATTACCATTGTAGAGGGTGAGCTTGATGCGCTATCTCTCAGTCAGTGTTTCGATAACAAGTGGCCTGTGGTATCTATCCCGCAAGGCGCACAGTCTGCTAAGAAGTCAGTAGCTAAGGCATTGGATTGGTTATGTAATTACGATAGCATTATCCTAATGTTCGACAATGACGAGGCAGGTCAGGCGGCGGCTATTGATGTAGCCAACATCCTACCACCTAACAAAGCAAAGATCGCCAAGCTACCCCTCAAGGATGCCAGCGATATGATGCAAGCAGGTAGGACACAGGAGTTGATTGACGCTGTATGGTCAGCCAAGACCTACCGTCCTGATGGTATCGTAGCTGGTACAGATCTATGGGATGTAGTAACTACGGATGACGAGAAGGACGCAGTGTCTTATCCATACGTTGGGCTACAGGAAAAGACAGGTGGCTGTCGGCGTGGTGAGATTGTAACTATCACGGCAGGGTCAGGCATTGGTAAGTCACAGCTAGCACGAGAGCTAGCCCACAACCTTATCAAGCAGGGTGAGTCCGTAGGTTACATTGCACTAGAGGAGAACGTGAAGCGTACTGCCTTGGGTCTGATGTCACTGGAGCTAAACAAACCGTTACACCTACGACAGGATAATGGGGTATCAGAGGAGGAGATGAAGGATGCTTTCAACAATACTGTGGGTTCTGGCAGAGTCTATCTATATGACCATTGGGGGAGTACTGATAGCGATAATCTTCTGTCCAAAATTCGATACATGGTACGAGGTTGCGGGGTTAGCTTTATTGTTCTGGACCACATTTCTATTGTTGTATCTGGCTTAGAGGGTGGAGATGAACGGCGTCTGATTGACAATACCATGACAAGGCTTCGTGCTTTGGTAGAGGAATTGAATTGCGGTATGCTACTTATCTCACACCTCAAGCGTCCATCAGGTGATAAAGGCCATGAGGATGGCGCACAAACATCACTGGCACAGCTACGAGGCTCTGCCGCAATCGGTCAGCTAAGTGATATGGTCATTGGTCTTGAGCGTAATCAACAGGACAAGGACAACCCACATATCAGTGACGTTAGAGTACTGAAGAACAGGTGGTCAGGTGAGACAGGTATTGCTTGTCACCTACAGTATGACAAAGATACAGGACGTATGACCGAAACATACTGGGAAGAAGAAGACGTAACAGATGAATTTTAACAGTGCGGAGACACGTTATGAAAGTAATATGGGATATCGAAGCAGACAATCTACTTGATGAAGTTACTCAAGTATGGTGTCATGTCTTCAGGGATGTAGATACTGATGATGTATATACCTTTGACCCAACACAGTTAGACGAAGCGTTGAAGTTCTTAGATGATAAGGTGACACTCTTGATTGGTCACAACATTATTGACTATGACCTTCGCGTACTTAACAAACTCTATGGCTACCAGTACAAGGGTAAGCTACTAGATACGTTGGTGTACTCTCGTACAATCTGGCCCCATCTAAAGGAATTAGATTTCAAGAGCTACCAGAAAGGTAAGTTCGATTCCAAGATGATTGGAAGCCACAGCCTGAAAGCTTGGGGCTATAGATTGGGAGAGTTAAAGGGTAGTTTTAATACAGGTATTGATTCCTTTTCTGAGTACAGTACTGAGATGCTTGACTATTGTGTCCAAGATACAAACGTCAACAAGGTATTGTATGAACGGATTATGTCGAAGGGGTTTAGCCAAGGCGCACTAGAGTTGGAGCAGAAGCTTCACACACTACTAGTACAGCAAGAAGAACGTGGCTTCCCCTTCGATGTAACCAAAGCAGAACAGTTGTTCACTACCTTGCAGACACGTAAGCTAGACATCGAACAACAGCTACAAGAAACTTTTGAACCTACTATCATTGAGATGAAGACTAAGACCAAGACTGTACCATTCAACCCTGCGTCACGCCAGCAGATTGCTGACCGCTTGATAAAGCGTGGATGGAAACCAGACTTGTTTACTGAAAGCGGTGAGCCTAAGGTAGACGAGACAGTACTAGCAGGTATTGATATGCCTGAGGCTGAGTTACTTAACGAGTACTTGATGCTCAACAAACGCATCGGTCAGATAGGTACAGGTAAACAGGCTTGGCTCAAACTACAGAAGGAAGGAAAAATACATGGGAGAGTTAATCATATGGGGGCTGTTACCAGTCGTTGCACTCATAACAACCCTAACCTTGGGCAAGTGCCTTCAGTGGGTGCGCCGTTTGGAAAAGAGTGCAGAGAGTTATTCACTAGCCCATCGGGTTATAGCCTACTTGGGGCTGACGCTAGTGGCCTTGAACTTCGTTGTCTGGCACATTACATGGCTGCTTATGATGATGGGAAGTATTCTTCTGTAGTCTTAGATGGTGATGTACATACCACTAACCAAGAAGCGGCTGGCCTACCTACTCGTTCCAATGCCAAGACATTCATCTATGGATTTCTTTATGGTGCAGGTGACGAGAAGATTGGTAAGATCGTAGGCAAGGGTAGCAAAGAAGGTAAGGCACTGAAGACTAAGTTCCTTAACGGTCTGCCAGCCCTGAAGATGCTGAGACAAAAGGTATCAAAGGCCGCAGAGAAGGGCTGGATCCGTGGATTGGATGGACGTATCATCCCTATCCGTCACAGTCATGCCGCACTCAACACACTATTACAAAGTTGTGGTGCTATTATCTGTAAGACATGGTATGTCTATGTAGCAGAGGCACTAGAGAAGGCAGGGCTTGATGCCCAGATCGTAGCGTTTGTACACGATGAGGTACAGGTTGTAGTAAAGAAAGGACAAGAAGATGAAGCAGGAAGACTTATTCAACGAGCAATGCGAGATGTCGAACAGCAGTTCAAGTTCAGATGCAGACTCGACAGTGAATACCAGTACGGAAACAACTGGGCAGACACCCACTAGGAATTGTTTCAAGTGTGGAGAAGACCATCCAGAAGAAGGTTTTTATCCTACTCACTGGGAAAAAAACTATATGCTATGTAAGGAATGTTTTAAGGCAGACGCAAGAGATAGGGTAGGTACACATAATGAAAAACAAATGTTCGTGAATGGTAAGTACATCTCTATCAAACATCCACTACATAAGGCAGGGCGTTATAAGTCTTTTGATGAGGCTGCTTTTTCTAGTCTTCAAAACTACACACGTAGCAAAGAAGGTCAGGTGTACGTCATCACTAACTCAGCGTGGCCTGAGTGGGTAAAGATTGGGATGGCTATTGATGCAGAGGACAGGCTCAACGGTTACCAGACAAGCAGTCCAATGCGTGACTACAAGTTGATGTACTCTGTATCTACAGATGACAGACGTAAAACAGAAACACTAGCACACAAAGCTGCTGAGAAGATAGCAGAACGGAGAGGGGAATGGTTCAAGATGTCAGTAGGCCAAGCGAAGGAGTGCATACAGAATGGACTTTGATTTCTTTTTTAAGATGGTGTGTACGATCAGCTTTGCTGGTGTTACCTTATGTCTCTGTATTAAGTGGATAGTAGAGGCTTATCTTGACTACGTACAAGTGATGACAGGTATCAAAGTAGTAACTCTAACACAGATGAAAGACTTAGAACGCGAAGAAGAAAGGACAGATTACGATGACAGTACTCCTTATTGATGCAGACATCATAGCCTTCAAAGCCTGTGCTTCAGCAGAGACACCCATAGATTGGGGTGATGGACACTGGACACTGCACTGCTTTGAGGATGATGTAGCTATTCGGATTGATGATCAGATACATAAACTAGAAACAGAAGCACCTGTTCAGGATGTTATCCTAGCTCTATCAGACAAGGACAACTTCCGTAAGGGAGTAGCTGATTACTACAAAGCCAATCGTACTAACACACGTAAGCCTATGCTCCTACCGTGGGCAAGGCAGTACATGATTGATAACTATAACACTATGATA